CGAAAAGGTCCAGGCCGGGCTGATGAGCACGGCCGAGGGTGTGGATGCCGTCAGTTCGGCCAAGGACCGCACCGCCAATGCGCTGGCAGACCTGATCCCGAAGATCGCGGCACTTGGCGGCCCGCAGTCGCTGGCGGCGGTGGGCAATCTGCGGTCGGCCCTGAAGGACCTGGTGGGGGATATCGGCAAGGCCGGATCGGGCCCCGGGGCGACGCTGACCAAAAGCTTCGAAGGGGCGTTCGCCAGTTTCCTGAGCGGGGCCAAAAGCGGCAAGGAGGCGTTCGCGTCGTTCACCCAGTCGATCCTGAACAACATCGCCAACATCATGGCGCAGCGGTTCTCCGACCGGTTCGTGGCCCCGTTGATGGGCGGTATTCTGAAAATATTCGGTCTGGCGCAGGGCGGCGTGGTGCAGGATGGTGCAATCCAGGCCTTTGCCGAAGGCGGCGTGCCCGCGCTGGACAGCCACCGCAACCAGGTGGTCGGAAGCCCGACGCTGTTCGCGCTGGGGGGCGGCAAGACCGGATTGATGGGCGAAGCCGGACCCGAGGCGGTAATGCCGCTGCGCCGCGGCCCGGGCGGGTTGAGCGTTGTCGCCTCGGGCCCCGGCGGCGAAACCCTGCTGCCGTTGCAGCGCGGTCTGTCGGGGTCGTTGGGCGTGCGCCTGACCGGGGCGCAGTCGGCGGGCGGCCGCTCGCCGGTGATGGACCGCGCGCCCCTGGCCTTTGCGGTGGGTGGCATCGTCGGCGGCAGCAGCTTTCTGCTGGGCGAGCAGGCGAACGAAGAGGGAGCAGGGCCGCTGCGCCCGGGCCGGGCCCAGCGCAGCGATATTCCGCTGTCGGTGGTGGTCGAGATCACCAATCAGGGGCCACCGGTCACCGCCCGGCAGACCGGGCAGCGCAGCGAAGGCGGCAAACACATCATCGAGATGCTGATCGAGCAGACCAAGGGGGCCGCGATGAGCGACTTTGCGCGCGGCGGCGATCTGGCCGGCGTGATGGAGGCCACCTATGGCCTGCAGCGGCGGGGGCAATAGATGGCGCGGATCTGGCCCGACATCCTGCCGACCCCGTCGCATCCCGGTTTCGGTCTGTCGCCGGCCGATACCGCCGCGCGCACCGACATGGAAAGCGGTGCCAAAAAGGCCCGCCGCACCAGCTTTGCCCGCCGCGATCTGGTCGATGTGTCCTATATCTTCACCGAGGCCGAATTCACCCATTTCCGGGCTTTTTGGGATGATGAATTCTGGAGCCTGTCGGGCGACAGCGACAGCCTGGTGCCGTTTACCCTGTCGGGTGCCACGCTGTCGGCGGATGCTGTGGTCGGGCCGCTGAATGTGCTGGCCGACCGGCTGGTCGAGACGGCCGTCAACGCTGTTCACCACACCCAGTTGACCTTCGGTGCGGAGGCAGTGGCCGGTGGCACCATCCTGTGCCGCGCCACCCTGAAAAGTTCCAGCCGGTTTGCCCGGGTGCAGTTCACCGCCCGCGACGGGACGGCATGTCATGCCACCATCGACCTGTCGAGCGGGCTGCTGGTGGGCACCGCGAACGTTCTGAGCGCGACCGTGGTGGATCGCGGCGGTGGCTGGTGGCGGGTCACCATCACCGCTGCCGTGGCGACCGGGGGCACCCTGCCGAAATGGCGGGTGCAGATCATGCAAAGCGCCACGACCGGCTCCTATCTGGGCGACGGTGCCAGTTCGGTCGATGTGTGCGAACAGCAGGTGCGGATGGTGACCGGCTATGACGAGTTCCTGCGCACCGATGCCGCAGGCTACATCCAGGGCACCGCGGCTGCGACCGCCTGGGTGCAGATGCCGTTGGCGGTCGGGGGTGGGTTTCGCTATCTTGAAGCGCAGTTCACGGGCCCGTTCAAAGGCGGGGCAGGCGCTGGTCTGGAATGGTCGGTGACAGCCCAGCTGGAGGTGCGCTTTGCCTGATCCCACCCTGTCCGCCGCGCTGATGGAAGCCTATGCCGCCGCCCCGGTGGATGATGTCGATTATCACACGCTGGAGATCTGGCACCCGGTGTTTTCCCTGCCGATCCGGGTGGTGCGCGATTTCGACGATCTGGATGCCAGGATCGAAGCCGGGGCCGCGCGCGATGCCGGGCTGGTGGTCACCTTTGTGCGCTTTGCCTTCGACATCGTGCCACCCGAGCAGACCTCGACCGGGGTGCCGCAATGCGTGATCGAAATGGACAATGTCGATCAGTCGATCCTTTCCCAGCTTGATCTGGCGGTCGGCCAGCCGGAAAAGGTCACCGTGATCTGGCGGACCTATCTGGCCAGCACCGCGCTGATCGGCCCGGAAAACCTGCCGCCGATGGAACTGACCATCCAAAGCGTGTCCACCACCGTCTGGCGCATCCGGGCGGTGGCGGGCTTTCCCGACCTGCTGAACCGCAAGTTTCCCGCCGCCGTCTATGATCTGGCGACCTTTCCGGGGCTGGTGCCATGAGCCACGGGACCGCGAGCCACGGGACCGCACGCCATTGGGCTGCAGGCTATATCGGGCGGCCGTGGGTCGCAGGCAGGTCGGATTGCTGGAACTTCGCCCGCACCGTCTGGGCGGAAATATTCGGGCTCGACGTACCGGCGGTGCAGGTCGATGTGACCTCGGCGCTGGCGGCGCGGCGTGCGCTGCGCGATGGCGGGCGCACGGGCTGGACCCGGGTCGGGCGCGCCGAGGAGGGCGACGCGGTGCTGATGAGCACAGGGGCGCGGCCCTGCCATGTCGGGGTCTTTGCCGCCCCGGACGGCTGTGACGGGATCGTGCATTCGGTGGAGGGTGCCGGGGTGATCTGGACCCCGCTCAACCGGATCGGGGCGCTGGGCTATCAGGTCGCGGGTTTCTGGCGGAGGGAGCCGGAATGAGGGCGCATTGCATCCGGCTGGACAATCCGTTCGACCCGCTGGGCAGCCGCGCTTACGCCGAACTGCGCCGCGCCGTCCGGGTGCGGAGCCTGGCACCGCGCGGCACTGCGCCGGTCATCGCGATCCTGAACGGCCGCCCGCTGCTGCGCGGCGATGCGCGCCGGAACCGCAGGCAAAGCGATGGCTGGCGGCGCAGGCTGCGCGACGGCGATCATCTGGTGTTCATCACCCTGCCCCGCGGCAGGGGCGGCGGCAGCAATCCGTTGCAGTTGCTGCTCAGCCTGGCGATCATGGTCTTTGCACCTTTTGCCGTCAGCCTTCTCGGCCCGGCGTTTGCGTCGTTCAACGTCTTCACCGGCGTCACCACCTTCACCGCGCTGGGCAACGCCGCCGTGCTCGGTCTGACCATGGCCGGCAACGCCCTGGTCAGCGCGCTGATCCCGCAGCAATCGGGCGGCGCGCTGTCGATCCCGGCGGCCAGCCCGACCTACAGCCTGCAAGCCCAGGGCAATGCCGCCCGGCTGGAAAACGCCATTCCGGTGCACTACGGCCGCCTGCTGTTCAGCCCCGATCTGGCGGCGATGCCCTATACCGAGTTCGTCGGGGGCGAGCTGTTCTTGTATCAGCTGATGTGCCTTGGCGCGGGTGAGTTCTCGATCGAGGATATCCGGATCGAGGATACGCCGATCACCTCGTTCTCCGAGGTCACCACCGAGGTCGTGGCCCCCGGGGCCGCGCTGACCCTGTTTCCGTCGGCGGTGATTTCGTCGGTCGAGGTGTCGGGCCAGACCCTGGCGGGGCTGCTGACCGGAACCTGGAGCCGCACCACCACCACGATCACCGTGACCCAGGCCGCCCATGGCCGCGCGGTCGGCCAGGGGGTCTGGCTGAACTTTACCACCGGGGCCGGACCGACCGGGTTCTACACCATCACCGGGGTGACCACCGACACCTTTACCGTCACCGTCGCGACCGGCACCGGGTCGGGCAATGTCGAGATATTCAGCCTGCTGGGCGGGGTCGGCGGCTTTGTCGCCAATGGTGCCGGAACGCTGGCAAACCGGCTGGCCTTCGATCTGGTGTTGCCTTACGGGCTGTTCGGGCTGTCGGGTGCCGCCCTGACCGACAAGTCCGTCACCGTGAAACTTCAGGCCGTGCCGATCGACAGCACCGGGGTGCCGACCGGGGCCTGGGTCGATCTGGCCACCGAGGTTCTGACCGACCGCACCAGCACCCCGGTGCGCAAGAGCTTCAGCTATCCGGTCACCTCGGGCAGATACAGTGTCCGGCTGTACCGGGTCGATGTGAAGGACACGACCGCCGGGGTCGGCCACGAGGTGGTGGTGTACAGCCTGCGCGCCTATCTGCGCGAGCCGCAGTCTTTTGGTGCCGTGACCTTGCTGGCGGTCCGGATGCGCGCCTCCAACAACCTGTCGGCACAGGCGTCGCGGCGCATCAAGGTGCTGGCTACCCGCAAGGTGCCGGTGTGGAACGGCACCATCTGGTCCGCGCCGGTGGCCACCACATCGCTGGCCTGGGCGATTGCCGATGCGGCGCGCGACACGGTCTATGGCGCGGGCCTGGCCGATACCAGGATCGATCTGGCGGCGTTGCTGGCGCTGGATGCGATCTGGGCGGCGCGGGGCGATACGTTCAACGGCCGGTTCGATCAGATGTCGACCTGGTGGGACGCCGTGACCAGGATCGCCTCGGCCGGGCGGGCGCGGGTGTTCATGCAGGGCGGGATCCTGCGCCTGGTGCGCGATCAGGCGGCATCGGTGCCGGTGGCGCTGTTTTCGATGCGCAACATCGTGAAAGGGTCGTTCTCGGTCGACCATCTGCTGAGCGACGATGCCACCGCCGACGCGGTCCGGGTGCGGTATTTCGATGCGGCGATCTGGGCCCCGAACAACGTCACTGCAACCCTGCCCGGCAGCACCGCCGTCAAGCCGGTGACGGTTGAGCCGTTCGGCATCACCGACGGCGCACAGGCGCTGCGCGAGGGCCTGTATCTGGCCGCAGTCAACCGCTATCGCCGCCGCCCGGTGCGGTTCGCCACCGAAATGGAGGGGTTCATCCCGAGCTTTGGCGACCTGATCGCGATCCAGCACGACATGCCGGCCTGGGGCAAGGCCGCCGAGGCCGTGCGCTGGAACGCGGGCACGCTGACCCTGACCCTGAGCGAGCCGGTGATCTTTGGCACCGGGCCGCATTATGTCGGCCTGCGCAAGCGGGGCGGCGGCGAAAGCGGGCCATGGGCGGTGCGGGCCGGGGCCACCGCCTATGAGGTCATTCTGTCGGTGACCCCGGATATCACCCCCTATACCGGCGGCGACGAAGAGCGCACCCATGTGGTCTTTGGCACCGCCACGACGCTGCGGACACTGGCCCGGGTGGTCACGACCAGGCCGCGCGGCCTGCGCCATGTCGACATCGAGGCCATCACCGAAGATCCGTCGGTCCATACCGCCGATCAGGGCGTGGTATCGCCGCCCATCATCACCAGCACCCTGCCCCGCGCGGTGACGCTGCCGGTGGTTCAGGGGCTGCTCGGCCGCGCGATGCCCGGCGACAGCACAAGGGTTCTGATCGCCTGGCAACCGGCCCCGGGGGCCGATCACTACCGGCTGGAAATGGCCGAGGGCACCGACCCGGCCGACCCGAATGTCACCTGGACCCGGGTCGCCGATACCACCGCCACATCTTACGTCCTGCAGCTGCTGGCCCCGGCCAAGACCCTGATCCGGGTGCGGGGTGTCGGGCTGGGGGCCGGGCCATGGAACACCACCGCGCTCGGAACCCTGATCGGGCTCTTCTTCCTGGCCGATACCGCAACCTTCTATGGCGCCGATGGCGCCACCTTTTACGGGAGCTGATCATGCCTGCACTTCCCAACGCCAGCGATCTGACCGGGGTCGGCGCCAATACCGTGATCCAGTACAAGACCGCCATCACGGCCATGCGGGATTATCTGGCGGGCCTGCTCGGCACCGCCGGCACGATCCCCGCCGCGCTGGCCGCCATTGGCGGGCTGGCTGCCCAGTTCATCACCAAGACCGCCGCCTATACCGTGGTGATCGGCGACCGGGGCGACGTGATTTCTGCCAGCAACACCTGGACGCTGTCGCTGACCGCTGCAGCCAGCCTTGGCACCGGGTTCAACGTCATTTTGACCAACGCCGGATCAGGGGTGATCACCGTCGACCCCAGCGGGGCCGAACTGGTCGACGGGGTCGCCACGATCACCATTCCGGCCGGGGCGGCATCGTTGCTGGTCTGCACCGGCACCGCATGGATCAGCCTGCCGTTCCAGCGCCCGGCCCAGACCGGCACGTCTGACGCGACCGCCAACCGGCTGATGTTCACCGGGGCTTTCGGGCTGGGGGGCAACGCGATCACCACCGAGGATTTCGATGCGATCACCAACGGCGGGTTGTATCGCAATGCCACCACCGGCTGC